GTAACGGGTATTGCTGCTAATACCCTACCTGCTTTACCAAACCCAATTCTACAAACCTTAGTAGGGATAGTGGAAATACACAAGAATGAGGCTGACCTTGATAATGCTTTCTACCACCCAGTAGAGATACCTACACTGGGGGCTGAAGAGGAATTGATTTGGGAGGACCTAACCCCTCTATATGTTAACAACTGGGCTACTTATGGAACATCAAACCCACAGATAACTAAAGACAAGAATGGCTGGGTTCACATGAGAGGGGTACTTGACCCATCAGCTGCAACTGCAGACCGGGTATTCTCTTCGGTACCGGGTAAATACTTTCCGAGAGAAATTGATAGCTCCATTATTGGGGTTACCAATATACCGGTAAGTGATACAGTTTACAGCAATGCTAATGCAGGCTTCAATAATATGAAGTTAGTTTATACAGCACCGGGCATAGTGGTAGGAAACAACTATGGGAGTATATTGATTGACAGCGGTACATCCTTAGCTTCGGTAGGTTTGCAGGTATCATGGTGGGTAGGTAAAGACCCATTGCCAACCTACTTATAAGATAGGATAATTAAGAGTGGAAGTACTCAGCTGCAAGTGCAATCTCTGACCTCACTTGAGCTCTAAGTTCACTAACCCTTTGAAGAGCAGCATTTGAATTGCCCCATCCTAAATACTCGGTTATTAATATAGCTGGGACTTTAGAATGGGGCTTTTTATTTAACTCTTCCATCCTTTGTTTAATATAGATAGGGGGTTCTATATCCATACAGAAAACGTGAAAGGCATCTATACTTAGATGCCTTTTCATGTATGAAATAACCTTGTTAAGTTTTTCCTCTTGTTCTTTATCTTCTTGTTGTGAGGATAACCCCTTGAAGTCATCTATATTATCGGTATTCCTTACGGTTTCAAATTTTTGGGTTTGAGATATTTTCAATAGCCTATACTTATACATCTGTAAAGCCCTTATAATATGACCTTTCAAAATGGGGTAAGGATATTTAGCTTGGTATTTCTGAAAAGCAAATATGAATTTAACATTGAACTCAGCGTAAACTTCTTTGGGAGATAGTCCTAATATATGGGGGTTAATATCTCTTGCAAGTTTATACCTAAGGTTTTCAGTTTCTTCATATAACTGGTTAAATTCTGCCGTGCTATATTTAGCTGGCATTTCCTTCAAGCGGTGTTCTTCCATGTATACTATTTGTTAAGAGGATTTATATAATAGATTTCAAATATAATAGAATTTATCTATGCGGTTAGAATACTGAAAAAATAAATTAATCCAGTGAGTAAAAATGGGTAGAGAGTTTACTATATTAAGGAGATGGGAGAAGAATTAGAATTGGGTTCCGATAAGTATCAGTATTCATCTGACTTTCAAGAAAGTATCTTGAAGTTCACAGTAAAAGACATCAATGGTTACAAGGCATTAAACTTATATAAACCCGAGTACTTTGATTTGATAGAGCATCAAGTTATAGCTCAGTCCCTTCAATCACATTTTTTAAAATCCCAACGTATACCATCTACCGCATCATTGCTGAAGGAATTGACTTCAGATATATACAAGAGACGGGAATGGAATAAGGCAATAACTAAAGAAGATAAAGGACGTGTCACTAAACTTATATCTAAATTATATAGGGGAACTTCCAAAGACGGAGAAGAGATACTAGAGAAGTGCACTAAGTTTGCCCAGTTTATTGCATTAACCCATACGGTAGAGGATGCAGACCTGGGAGATTTCTCTAGGTATGACAACTTTTTAAAATCCATACAGAAGGCCATATCAATAGGAACCAACCTTAATGACGAGGTTGGTACTTTCGTGTTAAAGGACGTCAGAGGTAGACAGTTGGATAGGAAAGTAAGACCTCCGGTTAAACCTTTCCCATGGCATGGTATTAACACATTGACTAATGCCGGGGGCTCATCCAAAGGAACTGTCCATGTAATAGTGGATAAGGCAAAGGGATTTAAGACAGGGATGCTTGCCAACATAGGCATCGGCTATCTTAAAATGAAAAAGAATGTTTTAATGTTCGACCTTGAGAACGGAGAGGACAGTATAAGCATGAGGGTTGAACAGTCTATTGGAGGTATTACTAAATCCCAATTACTTTCCGGTGAGTATGACAGTAAGATACAGAAAACCTTTAGAAAATGGAGAAGGTTAAAAACTGAGAGAGGTGAACCCATAGAGCTTATCGTAAAGAGACTACCTGCCCTTGCCAATGCAAATGAGATGCAGTATTGGATTGACTACTACTACAAAGAGTTCGGTATTAAATTCGATGTAATCATTATTGACTATGTGGGGTTGATGGGTTCTATATCTAATAAGGATGATGACTTCGGTAGAATATCAGATGCCTACCTAGATGTAAAGAACCTTGCTGCTGCTAATAAGATTGACCACCTATGGACAGCTCACCATGTTACAAGAGATGCAGAGAAAGACCGTCCAGGCTGTTATAAACCTTCACAACTTGCCAAATGTATTGATATTCACCGACACGTTGATAGTTTATTTGGTATCAATCAGAATGAGCAAGAGGAAGCAGCTGGGGTTGCAAGGTTAGAAGTAATTGACCAGAGAGATGGTTACCCAACTGGACATGCCTACTTCTTTGTAAGCCATGAGATACAAAGGATTAAACCCATGAGTATAAAACAGTCAAAGGAGTTTGCTGCGGCTATGCATGAGGACTATGGGGATGATGATGCAGGGCCTAGACGAAAGGATTTAGGAGATGACAAATAAACAAGAGGAGTTTAATAGCAAGCTATACCACTACTGGAAACAGAGGTGGAATTTGTTTGACTACTCTAGGGGCTGGTTGAAGGGTGATTGTCCTGACTGTGGTAAGTTAAAATTCGGTATCAATGTATTTGCCAACTCTGCTAACTGCTTCTCCTGTGGTATAAAACCAAGACCCCTGACCTATGCTAGAGAGCTAGAGGGGTTAGAAACGATTAAGGAAATCAAAGACCTAATCAATACTTATACAGGTATAGGTTATGAGAGTTATGCCACTATTATGGGTGGAGCCATCAAAGAGGTAGAGAGGAATGTAATACTACCCCCTGAGTTCAGATTAATTACTGTGGGTGACTCTAGGATTGCAAAGCTCGCCAGAGGCTACATGAAAGGTAGAGGTTTTAAACTATCTAAGTTGGAAGAAGCTGGTGTCGGATATGCAGATACCGGCGAATATAGAGGACACATCATTATACCATACTACATATTTGGAGAGCTAATCTATTTTAATGCTAGGAGGTTTAGGGGAGCTGGCCCAAAGTTCAACAATCCAAATGAAGAGGAAATAGGTATAGGTAAGAATGAAGTCATCTATAACCAAGATGCCCTTTTTGAGTATGATAGGATATGGTTATTAGAGTCAGCTACTAACTGCCTGACTATTGGGGACAAGAGTATTGGGCTAGGGGGAAAGACCGTTAGTGAAACCCAATACTCTACAATCATTAGAAGCCCAGTTAAAGAGCTTATCATTGCCTTAGATAGGGATGCATTACTCTGGGCTATCAAACTAGCATTAAGGTTAGTAAAACAGAAGAAAGTTAAGCTTATTATATTTCCTGACGAGAATGACATCAATAAGATAGGTAAGAAGGCTTCTAAGGAATTGGAAAAGAAGTTCCCTTGGCTAAGGTACACAGATTTAATTAAGATGAAACATCACTATGAGAAGGACAGCGAGTTTACATATTAGTAGCCATTCCCTAGTTCAAGTTTTAAGAACGATTAAGGGACTGGATGATACTCTCAAATTTGATGAGAAAGAACTAGCAGAGAGCATAATGGTAAGGTCTAAACCCCTATCCATCAACACCAGGACAGTTTCAATCAGCAACCAATTCCAAGAGCGAAAGATTACTAAGATAATTAAATCAGGTCTACAAGAAGCCTTCCTATTTAATAAACTCCTACACATGATAAGGAAGAGCCTTAAGCATAGAGGTATAACGGAGATAAAAGAAGGGGATAAGAACTGGGCTATTATTAAAGTGGCAACCTCTAATGCAGTAGGCTTCTGTAATGACTTCAACCTTGAGCCGGGAGAAGGGTTTAAGACCTATATAAAACTCGGGCTGTCAAGGATGAATAAGTATGCCCTTAACAGGTTTCCAATGATGCATGAGAATATCTGTGTAGATTATGAGGCTGAATTAATTATTAGAGACGACCCTAACAAAGCCACCACAGAGCATTGCCATAGATACTATTGCGACATTCTTTTTCAAAAGACAGGGCTAACTGATTACTATAATGAGAACCCACAAAAATACATCTGCTTTGTTAGGGCAGCTGAGATTTGTGTCAATAAAAAGATTAAGGTAACTGACTATGTTGACAGCCAATTCCACGGGTTAGCATGGACATCAAACCCCCCTGACCCTTCACAACTATTGGGTGATAATGCGTGGCATAGGTTTACAAAGTACGCCTTCTCTGAGTCCATTAAAATAGGGGATGCCAAGCAAGGTAAAGCTATTAACAGTAAGTTGCAAAACTTCATTAACCAACACAAAGATGAAATCAACCGTAGCGATTGAGATGAATAATAATAAAGCCCAGTTGCACGGTAGCAATAAGGTTCTTAATATTCTATATGATGCCTTTAAGATTAGACACCCCCAGGCATTTCACATGCGTAAATATATGCCTAGAGGCTGGGATGGAAAGATAGACATGATTAGTAAGTCAGGTTATATCAATCTAGGACTACTACCAAAGCTTATTGAGAAAATGGATGAGCTCGAGATTAGGTATGAGATTGATGATTGTAGAACTCCTTTAGATACCAAACCGCAACTGGTTGATATATGGGGTGATATAAAACTAAGAGACTATCAAGCGGGCTCCGTTAATTCGGTTATCAACTCGGTAATAAAGGATAGTACCGGAGATGAGATAGCTTTTTATAGGGGTATGCTGAAGGAGGCTACTAATGCGGGAAAGACTATTATTGCTGCCTCATTATTCCTATCCTTTAAGAAAATACCCACTTTAATGTTTATAAATGGGACTGACCTATACAACCAGGCTAGGGAGGAAATGCCCGGCTATTTGGGAGAAGAGAACGTGGGGTGGATTGACCCTAAAGAGATAAACTTAAAGCCATTTACTTTAGTGAAGGTTAAGACCCTAGCTAATAGGCTATCCGTTCTTAAAAAGGATTTATATGGGTATAGGATGGGTATCATTGATGAGTGCGACCTTGCAGACAATGCCACTTATAAGAAGCCATTATCAGCATTACTAAATTGTACAGTAATGATTGGGATGTCCGGTACTGCTCAGATGGGTAAACTGGTAAAGCATAAACCCAAGGCCTATGCTATCGAAGGTCAATTTGGACCCATCATACATGAGACTACCAACAGGCAGTTGATAGATAAGGGGCACTCCTCTGAGGTGGTTGTTAAACTGAACAAAGGAAACACTAAAGTATATGATGGCCTAACCTACCAAGAAGAGTATGATGAATGTATCGTTTATAATAAGCAGCGCAATAGGCAGGTAGTCAAGAGGTTAAGATATAATTGCATAAAGAAAGGACGGCTTCCAGCATTGGTAGTTTGCTTAAGATTAGAGCACGTTAAAAAACTATCCAAGATGGTTAAAAAAGAGTTCCATGAAGAGCTGACTGTAGCATCAGCAACTGGTCAGATGAAGAGTAAAGAACGGAAACAGATTATAAAAGACTTTAAGGATGGTAAAATTGACATACTAATTACCTCAATGATTATTAGTAGAGGGATGAACTTAAAACGGATGATGTTTCTGTTCAATGCAGCTGGTGGAGAGAGCCCCGAAAGACCCCTTCAAATCTTGGGACGGGCAATGAGAAAATTAGATGGTATTAAATATAAATACTATGAGGACTTCATGGATGAGGGTAATTACATAAGAACACATAGCCGAAGGAGACGTCAATACTATGAGGCAGAGAATTTAGTGGTTCTTCCATTATATTAACTAAGGTATACTATTATAATAAAATGAAGAGAAAGAAGAAAAAGAAGCCCAGCATTAAGAATGTTGATGTTTCTAAACCCATACTAGAGGTTTTAGGAACTGAAGATGACCCATGTTTTGGACACCATCTGGTAACGGACAAGGAATGTAAGAAGTGTGGAGACTCCGAACTCTGTGCAATCATCACTGCCCAAAAACTGAGAGTAGAGAGAGCTAAGCTAAGTAAGACCTCCACCTTTAGAGATGTAGAGGATGAGGATTTAATGGCTAAGAGAGATAATAAGATAAGGAAAACCATTAAGACCTTATTAAAAATGGAAAAGAACGATAGTACCATTGCTAAGAAACTCAAGAACCGGTACAACTTATCAACAGCAGAGTCTAATAAATACATCAAAGCATGTCGCAAGAAATAGAAGGTAGTATATTTGATGGACAGCTCCTAGAAAGGATGTTCGATAAACAAGAGGCTTATATGCTTAAGCTGTTTGAGAGAGAGGGTATGACTGAATGGCCACTTCTATTAAACATTAAACATAACCAGAAACTTATTAACTATACAGTTGATAGGGGTATCACTGAGTTATCGGAAGCATTTGAGGTTTCCCAAGCTTTAGCAATGGCCGCTGATAAGAACCAATTAGATGACCACCCTATTGATGAGATGGTAAAAGATTTCAACCTAGAGATGGCTGACATCTTACACTTCTTTATCGAAACCTTTGTGTTTGTTGGTATTACTCCTCACGATATGGATAAATACTACCGAGAGCTTTTATCAGAGCAGGGTTTAAATGATACTTATTATTTCAAGGGTAATACCCTTAAAACAATCTTAGCATTTGCAAGACACCAGAACATCTTTGAGGGGTACTATAAAAATGATATGATTAATGTCAACATTATGCCCCAAATTGATGAGCAAGACCCTCTAACCGATAGTCTATATATTGCAGGTAGGAAGGCATCAATGCGGAGGTTAATTGACCAATCTTCTGAGCTATGGATGGTAACTCATTCATTTAAGATAGCCACAAACCTATTGAAGATGAAGCCACATAGAGTTTCAGGCCCTGAAACAGACTACTCAGTATTCTATGATAAGATTATGGGAGCCTGGGTAAGGTTATTCAAATACTTTGATATGGTGGGTGCAACAGAGTACAGTTTATACGAAAATTATATAACCAAAAATGAAGAGAACATTAAGCGGCTCAAGAATGAATACTGAAACCAACGAAGCTTGGTACCCAAACCTTGTTGAGGCATGGAAGGGTATCAATGAGTATTTGTTGACACAGGAACACGAGATTATAGATAAGGGCTGGGGTCAGTATGGACCGCAGATGACTACCTATAACAACCATATTTTTATTGAAAGCCTAGACTTCGACCCCGAGTTTGACTTCGGAAAGATACTGGGCTACTCGGATAAGAAATGGTCAGGACTAGTTAACAACTACGTAGACTTCGATTACCTTGACATGATTAAAAACGAAATCCAGTCAAGGATATTGAAGAAAGCAAAGAGCTATAATTACTCATACCACTTTGTGAATGTGCATGGTAGTGGAAAGGACTGCTTAATCTCACTCACCTTTACCAAAAGGATATATGACACCATACCAACGGTTGTATTCCATGTAAGGACTTCGGAGGTTACAAAGAGACTACCCTTTGACTTCCTATTAGCGAAAAGGATATGCCAGTACATATATGGAGAGGATGCAGAACTACATCTTGAATTTATTGCCCCTTCCTATTATATAACTTCCGAGAGCATCTTAATGTATGACAATGTTAAGAAGCTAAAAAGGCTATTAAGAAAGGTTAAAAAGAAAATGGGTTCACTGGGTAAATTCCAACAGAGAGTTATCATGGTCTACGATAAATTCATGACTACCCCATTGGAGCAGATAACTTTCAAGGTTAATCAGAGGTCAGCTGCCCAAATCCAAAGGGATGAGAATGGAGAGCCAATGTCAGGAGTTAAGTCAATGAAAGCAAAGGAGCTATGGCTTACTGATATTAAGATTGATTACCCTGGTGATTGCGTTACACCGAAAGCAAGATTTATGTACAGAAAAGAACTAAGACAGGCTGGGAAACTATGATTGTAAAAAGGTACAACAGTTTAGAGTCAGCTATATGGGCTGCAGCTCAACACCTATTCCAAGAAGGGATAGAATACCGCTCCGACAAATGGCAGGGCAAGGAGACAGAGCAGATGCACACTATGCTATCTGTAGCCCACCTTTCATTTAGAGCACCCATTCCTAACTCTACTGCCATGCTTCTAAGGAAATCAGGAGCCCAAGAACCATGGGCTGAGGACCATTTCCAAGAGAGGGTGGGGGGTTTACCATTGAACCCAGGCAATGAGTATAAGAATTGGAAGTTCTATAAGCACAACCCCGAAAACGATAAATTCCGAACAGAGGGAGAGAAATTTACCCACTCCTACATGGAGAGGGTTTGGCCTAAGTATGCGGGTGATGCTGAGATTGAACACACCGTTAATACACCCGCCAACCGAGGTATTCGTTATGAATATGGAGACCTGAAAGATGTAGTAGAGCTTATAAGGAATGAACCCCTAACCCGTCAAGCCTTCCTTCCAATATGGTTTCCCGAAGATACTGGGGTACTTCATGGAGGCAGAGTTCCATGCACGATAGGCTACCACTTCCAAGTTAGGAACGCTGGGTTAAATGTCACCTACTATATTAGAGCCTGCGACTTCTTTAGACACTTCCAAGATGATGTATACCTTGCGGGTAGATTAGGACAATGGCTCCTCTCACAATTAAAGGACCACGGTGCTAATCAAACCTATTGGAAGAACATCGTAATGGGCGACCTTACTATGCATATTGCAGACTTTCATTGCTTTGCTCACGAAAAAAGAATGTTATTAAAACACATGAAAGATGAGGCTTGAAAGAGATGAACTTTATATGGGTGTAGCCCAGTTGATGTCCCTACGAAGCACCTGTAAAAGGATGGCAGTAGGGGCAGTATTAATCATGGATGGTAGAATTATATCCTGCGGTTATAATGGAGCCCCATCTAAATTACCCCACTGCTTAGAGAACGGTTGCGATATTAACTCAGCCTGTAATCACTCATACCATGCCGAGGCAAATGCTATCATGTGGGCATTGAATAAGCAGATACCCATAGACGGTGCAACATTATACTGTACACATAGCCCATGTATGGGTTGTGCAGAGTTATTAGTCCAATGCATGAGAGCAGGGCAACACATCAAAAGAGTAGTATATTTTGATGAATACCGAGATAAAGAGGGTTTACTATTCTTAGAAAGAAATCAGATTAAAACAGAGCATTACCAAGATGGGCGGAATTTCCAAACACAGCTTCGAGATTGTAAACTCAGTTAAGAAAGCAAAGATAGTTGCAAACTATGCCAAACAGACTGGGTATTTTGCACATGACTTTGAAACCAATGCCCTTCCTATAACCGAACCGGACTTCTACCCTACCATGCTTGGGTTCTCTATACAGCCCGGCTATGCTTATGTTATTCCAATGGAGCACAAGGAGAGCAGCCTTAGGAAAAGGCAATGGATGAGGGTAATCCACTACATAGGTAAAAATATCATTGAAAACCCTGACATTGTAAAGATTGCATTTAATCTGAAGTTCGAGTATAAGATTTGGTTGCGATATGGATATGTTCCACGGGGCGTAGTACTTGACCCAATGATAGGGAAATATCTTTTGAATGAAGAACGTCCAAATGACTTGGCGACTTGCTCTGAAAGAGTATTTGGAGATGCATTTGCAGGGTTCAAGGATGAGACCAAAGCTCTAGCATCTAAATATGGATGGGCGAACATCCCTTTACAACCCCTTGCTGAAAGAAATGCTTTAGATAATGACCTTGCATTAAGGCTCATGTTATTCTATGAAAGGAAGCTTATAGACAACGACTTCTATAACCTATTCAGAAATCTAATGATGCCCAATACAAGGGTACTAGCTGAGAGTGAGTTTAGGGGTTTTGATATTAATGTTCCATATCTACTGGGGCTAGAGGAAAAATACAGAAAGCTGCTAGATGATTTAGAGGCTAAGCTAAGAGGTCATAAAAGGATAAGGAGATATGAGAGGGCTAGACTAAAGGCAGCCAGAAAGGGTATGATTAAAACTGTTAAAAAGGAAATCAAAGCTTTAAAGAAAGAGGGTAGAGCTTCCACTGACAGGGTAATTACATCAAGAGAGCAGAAGATAAGCAATTATGTTAAGGGTATATATACCACGAATAAAGAGGTGAAGCTTATGGAGCCCCTTAACTTTGGAAGTCCTAAGCAAATGATTGACCTTCTATTCGACAGCGACAAGGGCTTCGACTTCGAGGTAATCTCCGTAACAAAGAGCGGGCAACCATCAACCGGTGAAGAGGACTTATTAAAATTGGCAAAGCAAGATAAGTCAGGTTTCCTTGAACAACTAATAAGGAACAGGGGACTAGAGAAACTTAACAGTACCTATATCAAGGGTATGATAGATGCAGTCCAAGAGGATGGCAGAGTTCATGGGGGTTTCCTATTGCATGGAACCGTAACAGGGAGATTATCATCAAGAGGGCCAAACTTGCAGAACATACCAAGGATTACAACCAATGCCGACATCAAGCCGATGTTTATCCCACCTCCCGGCTACCTTCTAATGGAGGCTGATTACTCACAGGCAGAGCTAAGGGTAATAGCTGAATGGGCTAACGAAAAGGTCATGCTTGAATGGTTTGCCACCGGAAAGAACGTCCACGTAGCAACCGCATGTAAGATGTTCGGTGAGATGGACAGGTATGATGAGATTTTTGCTATCACTAAGGATGATGACCACCCTGACAATGCTTTTTGGATGGTCAGGAAGAAGAAAGCAAAGCTCGTTAACTTCGGTATCTTATATGGAGAAACTGCCAAGAAACTATCCCAGCAATTAGGGGTATCAGTTAAGGAAGCACAGGACTTTATGAACCAGTGGTTTGAAACTTTCCCTAAGATTACCAAGAAGATTAAACAACAACACAAACTGGTAGAGCGACAGGGGTATTTCGTTAACTGGTTTGGAAGGAAGAGAAGGCTCCCAGCAATATGGGATAAGCAAAGGAACTTCGGGGCATATCTCGAAGCACAAAGACAATCAGTCAATGCCTTTACACAAGGAACCTCATCTGACTTCACCCAATTCTCTGCGGTACTTATAAGAGGTATGAGATTAAACGGGGAACTACCTTCATCAATGGAGCAGGTATATACTGTGCATGATAGTTTGGGCTTCATCATTAAACCAGAGGACATCCACAAAGTTTCACAACCTATTTATGATGTCTGCTCTAACCCAGCAACCAAAAAATACTTCGGCTTTGAATTGAAGAAGGTATATATGGGAGTTAACATTGAGATTGGAAAAACATGGGGAGGGTTAAGAGGTTATGATGCTTCAGAAGATTATTCAACTTGGATTAAATAGGGTATACTATTGATATATAGATGGGAAAATTAAAAAAATATGCAGGCAAATCTGCCCTTATGAATATGGTTATTACCTATGGTGGTAAGGAAATCAAATTCAACCTATTTGAGGAGTTGGAGATAAGTGAGACGGCAATCACTGCTGACCTCCAAGACCAACCCCAAATCTATGGGTTTATTTTAATGCTAAGAACCTTCTATATTAAAAAGGCAAAAGAAGCAGAGAAAGACATGGCAGCAGCATTAGGTAAGTCAATCGAAAGATGCTTAACCTCCAGTGGAACTCGGTATTATAAAGAGCGCTCTAATTATATCCCAGCTAACATGGCTGAGAAGTTGGCAAAGAAAGACCTACTATATCAGAAGGCTTGGGCTAAGTCAATTAAGATGCACGATATTAGAGACCGATTAAACAATGTAGTAGAGGCATTTGAAACTAGGGCATCCCTACTTCAAACTCTATCGGCCAACCTAAGAAGAGAAAATTAAACGTTAAACTATAATAAGAACGATGGCAATTTCAAAGAAGCTCCAAGCAAAATTGGAGAAAAGAAAGAAAGCCCTTGCTGAGAAAAGCAAAGGAGGCTTTGATTACCTAACCTTTAAAGAGGGTACAACCCGAATCAGGCCACTTCCGGTGGGCGATGAAGAAGAACCTGGGTTTCCCATAACACACTTCTATTTGGGACCAGACATTAGAGGGGTAATCTCTCCTTCAACCTTTGGAGAGCCTTGTGCAATCATGGAAGCTTATGAAGAGCTATTGAAGGGTGATGATGCAGACAAAGAAGAGGCTGCTACCTTCAAACCGAAGGAGAAATACCTTATGCCTTGCCTTAAGTATGATGATGAAAAAGGAAGGAAGGTAGACGAGAGATTAGGACAGACACTTGCCCTTCTATCTGGCCCACAGTATCAACAATTCCTAGACCTATTCCTAGATGAAGAATGGGGCGATTTCACAGACCCTAAGGAAGGCTATGACATCAAGATTATCCGAACGGGTAAAGGGAAGATGGATACTAAATATGCTTTCACACCTACAAAGGTTAGACCAATTCCAAAGACCGATGTAAACTACGGTAAGGAGATATATGATTGCGAGGCTTTGATTAAAGCAATCACACCTGACTATGAGGAAACCGAGTCTAAGATTAACCAATTCTTGGGCATCTCTGACGATGATGAAAAGCCTTCTAAGAAATCTAAGAAGGAAAAGCCTTCTAAGAAATCTAAGAAGGGAGCACCTGCTAAGAAGGAGCGACCTGCTAAGAAGAAGAAGAAAAGAAGCTCAGACGATAATTAATGGCTAAGAAGAAAGCCGTTAAAGTTCCTGACGACCTATCCAAGTACGGAGCAATATCAGCCGAAGCCGCAATGTCGGTGGAAGCTGATATACTTCGACTCCCGTCAAGGTGCCTTTGGTTAAACAACGATATAGGTGGAGGTTTTCTCTATGGGCGTATACATGAGATTTTTGGATTTGAAAGCACAGGTAAAACCCTTCTAGCATTGGATATTGCATTTGCAGCCCAACAATGCGGGGGGGTAGTAGGAATTGCTGATGCAGAGATGGCTTTCGATAAACGATGGGCTATGAAGAATGGTTTAGAGATGGACACACTCCATATCTACGAAGAAAACTCCATTGATGATATTGCTGACTGGGCTAGGGACTTTGTTCTATACTGGAGAAACGAACTCACTGCAAATGAGCCTATAGTTTTGATAGTGGACTCCATTGCAGCCCTAGATAAATCTGATTTTATGGGAGCTGATATGAGTGGAGGTAAAGCCCAAATGGGCAATCAAGCTAAAGCTCTTAATCAATTCTACCGAACAAGGAACAAAATCTTCAACCGAACTGGGGTAATTGTTATAATGATTAATCAAGTTAGGAATAAGGTAGGAGCATCAATGTTTGAGAGCAATGAGACTACACCTGGGGGTAACTCTACAAAGTTCTACTCATCTATCCGAATTTCCATTAATAGGGGTAAGCAGATTAAGGGTATCATGTCTGCTAAGGGTAAGTGGAAGGATGCTACCAAGGGAATTGGAGTTAAGAAGGTAGGGCAGAACGTTTATGTTGGCTACCCCAAGAATAAGACTGCACCTCCAACTGGGAACCGAGCGACAGCCGTACATTTTATAGATAACAAAGCTGGTTATGTTGGGTTCGAGAGATACTCAGGCATAGATGAAATCCTAATAGAAGAGGGTGTAATAACCAAGAGAGGTAGTAGATTTTATTACAAGGACAAGGAGATTGCAAATGGGCTTGATAACTTTATGATTGAGTTTACAGAGAATGATAAGCTTAGAAGAAGGCTACTCAGGAAGTCCAAAATTAAAACCATTGGAAAGTTTAATGCAGAGTTAGAGGAATTAACCGAGAACAGATACCCAATAGAAGATGCCATTGACTGAGACCATATTAATTATAGATGCAGACAACCATCTATACCGTTCATACTATAAACACTCTAGGATGAATTATAAGGGCACCAATACGGCTGCCCTTTTTGGTATGCCAAGGCTTATCCCTTCAATGATACGAAAGTTGAACCCAACTGAAACATATATCGTATGGGACGGATTTAAGGATAAAAGACGACTACAGCTACTCCCTGAGTACAAGAAATCTGCCGGTCGAACTCAACTGGGAACAGACAAAACAGAAATCATAAAACAGAAGAAAGTTCTTATGGTTATGTTTGATAAGCTGGGCATCCCTCAACTTCACAACCCTAAGATTGAAGGGGACGACCATACATACATGATGGCAAGGAAGGCTAGAGCAGAAGGTAAGAAAGTAATCATTGCCTCATCTGATAAAGACTTCAGGCAGTGTCTATCTCCTAACCTATCTATTTGGGATGATGTAAAGAACATTATGACCACCTATGAAAACTGCGAAGAACTATGGGGGTACACACCGGAGCAATGTATTGACTATCTATGCCTATTCGGGGACAAATCCGATAATTTAAAAGGGTACCCCGGTATGGGTCCGGTCAAGACAACCCAATTTCTCAGCGAGCACGGCTCTATCAAGGGATTTTTAACCCAGCAAAGCCTGACCTTTAGAGGTATCGACAGAGTGAAGCTCGCTGAGATTTATGGGTATATGAGAGAGATGGTAGGGTTAAAATACTTCTATCTAAAGAATATCAAGGGTAATAGAGAGGTTACTATTATTAATGGGAGAAAGAAACCCAAGAAAAAAGCTTTCCGAAAGATTTGCAGTAAGTATAATCTTAGAACACACCAAACCGACAAATTTATAAATAGCTTTAAACTATGAGTGAAAGGGTAATAGATATTAAGTTTAAAGGTATAGATGATTGGAGTAGACCCGTTTATAAGCAGGTAGATAGTAATATCTATTATGGTAGCACCCTTAGCTTATTTCCTGACAGAATAAAAGCACCAGAAAATACAGTTAAAAGTATAAATACATACTTCAAGAAAAACCTTGATGAGTTAGAGTATTTTGGTAGAAGTTTTAACTGTGAACCTCACGGGGGTAGTGATAGCACTTGGAAGTTTAACATTATAGAATAAAAAACATGAGAGTAGGAATATGTGGCCCGTCAGGGACAGGAAAGACCACCCTTGCGAAGAGGTTGGCAATGGAGTATGAATTGACCTACAAACCCTTATCTGCCAATACGGTACTGACAGAAATGGGTTATGATTTTGGGGCAAAGGAGATGGGACACCGTTGGATAATTAATAACTCTTCCGAGAAGATTGACTGGGGTATTGAGTTCCAAGAGCAATTACTAAAGAGCCGCATTAATGCTTTGAAGGGGTTAGATAATGTTATTATTGACCGAACCCCCATTGATAACTTAGTCTACTCTATGTATGAGTGCCTTCATAATGTAGATGAGAAATGGGTGGAAGCATTAAGAAAAAAGGCATTTGAATTTTACCTGACCTTTGACTTAATCATCTTTATACCTTACTCAAAGGAGCAGGGTAAAATTGAAGATAATGGTTCAAGAATACCAAACATATATTTCCAAGAACTAATCTCTACAATATTCGAGAGCCAGGTTAGGATTATTCATGACATGCTTTTTGATGAGGTAATGGAGAGTACACACAATGTACCGGCTCCAAAATTCATTAAGATTACTCAGTGGGATTTTGAGCAGAGACTTCGCTCTTGCAAAACAGCTATAGATAAACTGTAATGGCTAAGAAAAGAAAGCTAATTGCATTAGCTTATGGCGACCACCATATAGGGGAGTTTAAACAGTTCAATAAGAATAACCAGAGGCTTAGAAACTCCTTAGATATATGGAGGGTACTAGGACATGAAGCTGAAAACAAGAAAGTACCCATCTTATTTACAGGGGATATGTTCGAGGTCCCTGACCACATGACCAACCGGGTATTCAACCTATCTTTAGAAGCCTACAAGGAAAACATAGAAAAGAAGAAGGTAGACTTCTATAGTATAGATGGAAACCATGACCAGTCAGAGAGCAACACAATAACACACCGCTCTCAGAATTACCTCAATGGGTTCAATACTGTTTATGATACCTTCCACCACTTAGAGAATGATTACCAAGACCATGGAAAAGACTTCCGAGTTTTTGGAATACCCTATCTAAAAAGGAATGAGGGTTTTGTAAAGATAGTCGGACAGCTTTCTAAAAAGACCTCAAAGAAGCTTCTTAATATCCTATTGATACACACCGATGTTCATGGGGTATCATATCCAAATGGGTTAGTTCCAAATGATATACCCGGTCTACCTAGAGGGATGAACAAACTATTCAAGGCTTTTGATTTGGTTTTGGTTGGGCATATCCATAAGAAGATGAAGGTATCAGATAAAATCTTCATGCTGGGAGCCCCCCAACAACAGAGCATTGAGGAAGCTGAGCTTAAGATGGGCTATTGGGAAGTCTACTCAGATAAAACCATGAAATTCAAACCATTGGATATGTACCCAGAGTTTAAGTTTATTATGGAAGGGGTTGAACCGCCTGATAACTTCCATTATTATACAGTTATCCAAAAGCCGAAGGAAAAAAAGAAGGTAGATAAGAAGGGGAAAGTTTTAAAGAAATTTTCCTTCTATCAATCACAGAGGGAATTAGTAGAAAATTACTTGAAGGAGATAGGGGTAGCGAATAAAGCTAAGAAAAGATTACTAACAAAGATATTAGATGAAGCTGCAAAAAAGAATTGAATTTTTAGAGCTCCAAATTGAGGGTTTCTTTTCTATCATAGCCCCACTCACTTACAAGTTGGATAGGATAGGACTAAACCTTATACAAGGGGAGAATGGTGCAGGTAAGACAACTATCTTATCTGCTTTACCGTGGGTGTGCTTCGGAATAGATTTAAAAGGACGGAGAAACCCAGAGCCATGGGATGCAATACAACCCAAAGACTTCAAGGGTACCAAGGTAACCCTTACCTCAAAGGTTGATGGGAATTTTGTAGAGATAATTAGGCTCCACAAATATAAGGGCAAGGTAGACGGTATTAAGGGAGGCAGCCGTGTGATTTTAAAATTGAATGGTGTAACACGTGAAGAGTATCGTAACAAGGGTGACTTCACGAAAGCAATCATAGAATTGCTCGGTATGGATTATACCATTATGATTAACTCCATCATCTTCGGCCAGAAGCTTAAAACTCTTGTAGAAGAGACTGGTGCTAAGAGAAAGCAGGTATTTGATGAGCTATTCAAAGTGGACTACATCAATGATGCCAAGCAGTTAGCCCTAGATAAAAAGAAGGAGGTTCAGAAGGAGTTGGAAAAGAAAGAAGTAAAGAGGAAAGACCTTATAATGAAGGTAGAGCTTCTTAAATCCAAGAAACTGACCCAAAGGGCTAATTTAAAAGCCTACACAGAGAAAACAAATGATTTAAAAGCCCGTATACTAGATGGAGGTAAATCACTAGATAAACTACCCAAACTAAAGAAAGAGCTCTCAATCATTATACAAGAGATGGGAAGGCTTAAATCGAAGGCTTTAGAAGAGAAGGCTAGAATAGAAAAACTAGATGGCCTTGAAAAAGAGGAGTTTAGAATGGATATGCGCTCAATAGAGTTATTTGCTGAGCCCGATGCTATAAAGGATAAGCTTAAAACCGTGAAGCTGTCTTTAGCTAATAAGAGAAAATGCCCGGCCTGTAATCAACCCCTAGTGGGAGAGAAAAGGTTAAAGCATGAAGAGACACTTAAAAACCAGAAAAAGAAACTAGAGAAGGACTTAAAAGCTGCCCAAAAGGAAGCATCTACTCACAAGGAAGCTTGGGATAAGCTAAAAATTAAAATAGGTAGGCTTAAAGAGAATAGCCCACTGTCTATATCAAAAAGATGGGATAGTCTTACCGCTAATAAGGCTAAGTATGAAGAGAAAATATATAGCACCAAAAAACTTAAAAAGAAAGTTAAGAAGTGGGAGTCCGAGCTATCGAGTGTAAAGAAGCCCAAGAGCTCCCTACAAGAAATTAGAAAGAAGATATCGTCAGGTAAGAAGGCTATAAAGAAATTCAACTTGACTGATTTAATGAATGAGGTAACACATTATGAATGGGCTATAAATACCCCTTTATCTAACTCAGGGATTAAAGCCTATATCTTCAGCGAGATGTTGGATAACGTAAATGACCGGTTAGAGGTATATGCTCCATACATAGGGTTGAAGCCAAGATTTCAGGTTAATATAGACTCTGCCAGAAAAGACATTGACATTAAACTGATGAGGTTTGGTCAAGAAGTCAAGTATGAAGATTTATCAGGCGGACAAGCACAACTAGTTGATGTAATTAGCCTAATGTCAATCCATGATATTTTTAGTGAAACGGTAGATTGTAATGTACTAATCACCGATGAGATATTTAAGTACCTCGATGTTACAAATATCCAAATCGTATCTGAATTACTGAAAATCAAGAGCAAAGATAAAGCTAATCACGTAATCACTCATAATAAAGACCTGCGTACTCGAAATGCCTATATTACTGAAGTAATAGAGGACGAAGGAAAAACTAGGCTCGCAGTCTAATAAGTATCGTGGATAGATATACTATTATCTAATACGATGGCTATAAACAGTAGAAACAAAGGAAACAAAGCGGAACGAGTAGTTGCTAAACTGCTTCAAGAGTGGTCTGGCAAAGAGTTTGCACGAACACCCTCATCAGGTGGCCTCCAATGGTCAGCTACCAATGCAAAGGGGGATATAGTATGTACCACAGAGGGCCATCTATTCCCTTTATGCGTGGAAGTTAAACACCATGAGAAAGTAGATTTCAATGAGCTTTTAACGGGGAGTAAAAAGACACCCAAGATTATCCTATTTTGGGAGCAGTGCTTGAGAGATGCCCTACTTGCTAAAAAAGCCCCCATACTAATATTCCGATATAACAACTTACCCAAAGACTTCTTTTTTGTAGCCTTGGAAACATCTATATACCAGAGGATTAGGAAAGACCAGATGATGTCAGGGTATGGGCATGAGCTATTCCATATACGAACTGCTCAATATAACTTAACCATTATATCCACAAATACCCTGTTCAAATTCGATTACAAAGAACTTAAAAAAACACTAAAACCTCTATTGAAAAAATGGCGAAAAGGAAAGGCATAAAATATAAGTGGTTTATTGCTTATATTGACGGAGAGGAACTCAGCTCATTAAAGAGGGAGTTACGGAGCTTGGATAATACTGAGCATATCAAAACCTATGTGCCTACACTTAAGGTACTTCAGAAACAGTTTAAAGGGAAAAGCCATTTTCAAAATAAACCCCTACTACTTAATTATGGGTTCTTTAAAATACCTGTATCATGGGGGTATAACCAAGAGTTTATGAGAGGGTTGCAAGATAAACTATCATGCTTAACCTCATGGTCAAAAGACCCCGCTAACTTAGTTGAAGGTGACCGAGTTAGATACCGAGCGAAGGCTGACTCAGAGGACACCATTAAGGTATCTAAAAAGAAATTCCACATGATGAAGGAGCGTAAAACCTATGCACCCATATCCGAGGCAACCGATAAAGAGATACAGAGGTTAATGGATATAGAGGCTGAGTTTAAAATACACTCAGATAAAGACCTCACCAGATTAAAGGAAGGAGATAGCATAACCTTAAAAGGTAAACCCTTCGACAACTTAGAGGCAGTGATACTTGAGATTGACCACCACCGTAGAAAAGTAAAGGTTAAGATTGGGGATGGTAATTTATTTTCAGAAGTGGAGGTTGAGTTTGAGAATGTATTTTACTCGATATATACCGATGACATGGATGAGAGAGTAGGTAGGCATTTAAACATAGATGACTTCTACGGAGCAGGTAAATCAGATAACACAGAAATACACTTCGATGACTAAATTTTGCCAAGAGGCCTATGATATACTGACGGACGATGAGAAGATGGCCCTTAACCTTCAAATCATTGGGGGTAAATCCAGTTGGGATGCCGGCCAGATTATAAAGAGGTCACATTACAAGTACCTAGAGATTAAATCAAGGGCTCAAAAATTCCTAGAGATATTCACTATCCATTACAACCTATTTGGGAGACTTATACCTGAAGAGCTTAGGATGAATGAGGGGGTAGAAACATACCTAAAGAATGTTATAGAAGGCCGGATGAATATCAGTTCGGCAGTCTTGGGAATAGAGAACCGTAGTTTTTCAGTACGGGGTATTAGGAATAGATATATAAAAACTGAAATAGAGAAACTACGGAACAGTAAGGCAGCCTCTGCTTATCAACTTTATAATCTCATACTGGACTTCGACAGATATAATAACTTTAGAATATTACCAGAAGAATTACAGGAGCCTTCAGCTTTCAAGAGAAGGAACAAAAACCTCCACAAGAAGCACATCAAGGCTATGATAAACCTATCCGAAGATGATATGGAATATCTAGTTAAAAGCTTTGGTAACCACACATCTAAAAAGAAGCTCTATACCTATTTTATAGAGGATGCCGAGATACAGATGTATACTGCATACACTTTAACTGATACTAAGGAAGCAAGAGAGGCTTTAACTAAGCATAAGTTATATGGGTTCTCCAGTGAAACTAAGGCAGGTGAATTTGTTAGATTAATAGTAGAGTTTTGCGCCCTAGATAACAATCATTGTACTCAGGGACAACGGTTCTGGCCTTTGTATAGAGATTATATAAAGTATGCTATTAATTATAAGGAGATGAATAACCTATCTTCACAAAGAGGGTTAGAGTGGGGAAATGAGGACCAAGACAAGAAGAGGCTACCTAATGCAAAAAAAATATTCAAGTCTGAGAAACCCTAAGAACCTAATTCTTATATTTGGATTAAATATAAAAAGATGGGAGTAAAAACAGTTAAAAACATTGGTGGAGCCGAACAACAACTCCATAAATACAACCTAAAGGATTTAAAGAGAGCCTGCCTCGTAAGGGGTATGGAGTTCCAAGCTTCTACTGAGGCTGATATTTGGGGACTTCAATCCTTCTTTATAAAAAATCAATGGGTAGAGCCAGATAATTCATTATTGGATGCCTTTGATGACTGGTTTGATATGGAGATGGCATTAATAGGAAAGGGTGCAGACAACCCCGAGTATGATTGGATGTTCCACCCATCATTAAGAATGGGATTTACTACTGGTACCGATGATGAGGGAAACCAAATAGGTAGTAAGAAGCCAAGACTATTCAAGAAACCCACTACTAAGGTTAAAAAGAAGAGATTAAAAGCTTTAGGAGGTATCTTTGAAGGGACTAAGAAGGCTATGACAATGGAACTCGCTATAACCAAACTTAAGAAGGTTAAAGAACTTGGCGAGGAACCCAACCATGAGACTATTCTAGCAAGAATAATAAAGAAGGTTACTAAACAGTTTCCTGAAGCTAACCCAAAATCAATGAAGATATGGTACAACAAAGCAAAGAAGATGGTTTAACACAAGGGAATGATAACCCAGGCACAACCCCTATAACTCTACCCGAGCTTATAAAATTAATGCCTCATTCCACTGCTAATGCCTTTAAGGTTAAGAAAGCACCGGGAGCCATTTATTTTATGCTTGACACTTTACCGATTAAGGCTACCACTAAGGAGGGTAATAAAGTTATCAATGTTTTAAAGTTCGGAAGGGATTGCAGTATAGTTAAAACCCAATCTATGGTGGACTTGGATGCGACACTGGAACCAGTTAAATTGGAGGAGTTAGAAGCTCACATACTTGAAAAAATTGAACGCCTTAAATTAATCACCTCTGCTGCGGCAGTACAGGAAGATTATACCGAGGCTAAATCTAACCTTGCCCACTATGATAGATTGGGCTTTAACATAAACTAAGATGGCAAAAATCATTGCAGTAAACAGAACAGTTACCCTTAATGAAGAGGGAGCTCTAGTATACCAAGAACATGAAAACTCTAAGGAAGAGGAGTTGGAAGATTTGGGTGTAATTGAAAGTGAGGCTATCATTGGCCTTGTGACTAGTATAGGTCAGGAAAATACCGATGAAATCAATATGACAAAGGCTGCCCTAGCTATGAGACCGCCTGGAAGTAAAGGCATAGTGGTAGAGAAAAGACTAGCTGAATAGATTTTACTTTATCACCCGAAGAAGGGTATACTATTGATATATAGAAGAATATTTATTAACCTCCATAAAAACATAAAATGGAAGATTTTTTAGCAAAGGTACAAGAGGCTCTCGAAGGAGAAACCCTAGAAACAGTTGAAGTGCTCGGAAACGGGCTGCGACTAGTAACCGGAAACGGTGCTGAGGTAGTAGTAACCCCAATCTCTTGCTCTGATGATGCCGGTGAGGCAGAAGAGGACGAAGAGGACGATGAGGCCGATGAGGAAGATGAGGAAGATGAGGAAGATGAGGCCGATGAGGAAGATGAGGAAGATGAGGCCGATGAGGAAGATGAGGAAGA